CTTCGAATTCGTATTCATGATTTTTGCAGTGGTCTGGGCAGATTGAATTCCCGTCCGGCGTCTCTATGAGAGCGTCCGCTCCGCAAACGCATTTGAAAGAAGGTAAAATCATTCCTGGTTACTCCTGTAATTCCGTGGCGACGGCTGCGGTCTCATCCTCGCCGTCGCCACTTCCCCCGGTAAAAGGTCAATCTTGAACCCAAATCTCCGCCGGATATTCCATCCAGCATGTTGGTTCTCTCAACTCATCGATGCAAAAGCCGGCGTCTGGGTGCCATTCACATTTGCTGAACATGTCTCCCAGGCCTTCGCGCGAGGGAGCCCAAACCAAGATCGGACGATCCTTCGGAGCCGTTCGTATCGGGAACCAGCCAAGCAAAACTCTCGCCACCTTCAGCCTCCGAAGCCACCAGCCATAACATCACTCGGATCAGCCTGATACCGAGTACCGCCATTGGCTTGGTTTCGCCGAACGGTGCCGATTGATCCGGTCCCGGTGCGGCTATAACCATTGTTGGTTTCGTAGTCTTCGTTGCAGCCTGCGAGGCCTAAAGTGATGGAGCCGATAAAGAGGCTCATCATGGTGATGTAGATTAGTCTGCTCATTGGGTGTCCTTGTTATTTGTGTCAGGCTAATGCTTAAGCAAGCTGGTCTGTCGTGTCGGACGAAAGTTCGTCCTCTTCAATCTTGTGTTGTGCGGATGCGGCAGCCATGATCTCGGCGATAGATGTCTTGTAATCTGCACATTCCCAGTTAACTTGCTGGAGGAACGTTTTCTGCATGATCTCGTCGAGAAGTTCTTCAGCTTCATTGGCGTCCATGCAGGAAAAATCGGACACCTCGATTTCAGCATATTTCGGCCTGTCTTTGCCGACATATCCGTCGGCGGCGTACCACTTAACAGTAACTGTGCTCATTTCTTGCATCCTCGCCGAGGTTCAATTGAAGAGCGTAGCGACACAACAGATCATCTTGCCGCTACGTTTGCCTGACACAAAGTTGCTCAGCCTTCGGAGCGGAAGATCGGATCTTCGGTGGGGTTGATCGTGTGACCTGGCGCATCGCACCAGCGGCTGGTATTCATTGGGTGCCATGTTTTTCCCGCGCCGTTGTCGAACACGATGACTTTTTCCCGGCCTTCGTTAGAGCAGTCATTGCTCATGCCGAAATTATCGTTGTTGTCGTCGTGATCTTCCTGATCCTGAACCGGAATGAGGACGGTGGAGTTCTTGAGGTATGTTCCGGTGTAGCTGTCCGCTGTGTAAGGATGCGGCGCCTGGGGCCCATGGCTATCGCCAGTGCTGAACGGATCGGCCGCCATTGCCGGAGAGGCTGCAAATGCGATTGCCGTCAAAGGACCAGCCGCTGCCTTGAAAAGCCAAGCTCTGGTGATTGGTTTGCTCATGAAACACCTTGTGGTTTTTGGTTTCTGCTTCTTTAAACTGTAGTGCCCAAAAAGGGGTGGGGATTTATGGTCCCCGCCGAGTTTGGGAGGAAACGTCTTCAGGCTTAGGCCCCGAGGGGAACCGTTTGCCTGCCGACAAGGCAAGTGGTATTCGCATTTCTGCGAAGTGTCTAGTTGTTTTTTGCGAATTATCCCTGTAGGGACATTACTCATACGGTTTGTTGCAATCCCGCAACGGAGGTCCGATGAGTAAGAAAACGTTCTCTGGCGGCAATAAATTCGACATCCAGCTTACGCAGGCTCAGATAGATGAGCGCCGCCTGCATGAAATCTTTACAGCAAACAAAATCGAGAAGATCGAACTCAAGAGCGAAACTTGGCAGTGGGAGAGAACTGGCAATATTTGCATTGAGTATGAGATGGACGGTAAGCCGTCAGGCATAGCGGTGACGGAGGCCGATTATTGGGTGCATGAACTGAAACGAGATGATAAAACTCTCGTCTACCTCATGTTCCCAGTCGAGCGTCTGAAAGAGCTGGCCCGTGCTGCTATCCGAAAGGGTCGCAAGCGGACGGGCGGCGATGGTGGGCGCTTCACCGTTGTCATTATCCCCCTATCGGAGATCCTGAAATGAAAGAATACGAGTTTCACCCACTTGCAGAGATTTTCCCCCTCATTGAGGGGAGGGAGTTCGAAGACCTCGTTCAGGACATTGCCCAGCATGGCCTGATCGAGCCTATCGTTCTCTACGACGGCAAAATCATCGACGGGCGCAACCGCTATCTAGCCTGTGAAGATAGCGGCATAGAACCCGTTTTTAGGACCTATTCGGGCGATGATCCGGCCGGCTATGTCATCAGCCTCAACTTAAAGCGCAGGCACCTGAGCGAGAGCCAGCGCGCCATGGTGGCGGTAAAGCTGGCCACACTAGAGCATGGCGGGGACAGGAAGACGGAGGAATTCAAGACCTCAATTGAGGGGTTGAAAATAGAGAAGGCAGCAGAACTGCTGAACGTTGGCCGCGCATCCGTAGAGCGCGCTAAAACTGTAGACCGGGAAGGCGTGCCAGAATTAAAGCGGGCCGTTGAACGTGGCAAAGTCTCAGTGTCAGCGGCTGCCGACATTGCCACCCAGCCGAAAGAGCGCCAAGCAGAGATTGCCTCCTGGAGCGAAAAAGACATCCTTAGCGCCGCCAAGGACATCCGCACGGAGCGCGCTAAGGTCAAGCACAAACAGCGTTTGGACAAGATCGTTGAGCTTACCGAGGCTGAGGGGTCGCTACCAGACGATATGCTGTTTCCCGTCTTGTACGCTGATCCGCCTTGGCGCTTTGAGCCATACAGCCGCACCACTGGCATGGACCGCGCCGCCGACAACCACTATCCGACGATGACCGTCGACATGATCATGCAACTAGAGCCCCCCTGCCTGGACGATGCGGTGCTGTTCTTATGGGCAACGGCACCCATGCTGCCGCAGGCGCTCGACGTGATGGCTGCATGGGGCTTTGCCTACAAATCTCAGATCATCTGGGGCAAGGACAGGATCGGCACCGGCTATTGGGCGCGGAACAAGCATGAGCTGCTGTTGATCGGCAGTCGCGGCTCCATCCCCGCGCCCCTGCCGGGCACGCAGCCGGATAGTCTGGTTATGGCTGCGGTCTCGGAGCATAGCCGGAAACCAGAAGCATTTCGTGACATCATTGAGAAGATGTTTCCCGGCATCCCCAAGCTTGAGATGTTCTCTCGCTCGACCCGTGAAGGCTGGCACGCATGGGGCAAGGAGGTCGGAAAATACGATCAGGTGGCCGCGTGATTTTTTTGCCACTTGCCAAACTTCGCAAAATGCTTAAGTTGGTTCCATGTCATTAGCGCTTAAAAACACAGTTCGGATGTTGGGTGGTACGTTAGCGGTCTCCCGTTCGTTCAAGGTAACGCCGCAAACGGTCTCGTCTTGGATCAAAAGAGGTAACATCCCTTCGAAGTACTGGCCGGCGCTACTCGCATTGGCCAGGAACAAGGGGATAAGTCTATCCCTGGAAAGGCTTATTGGTATCGAATCCGAGCCTGATGAAGAAAGTCAGTTAGCGGCTACCGCCTAGTACCCCCGTTTAGTTTGTCAGATCCCTTCGGAAGGGTGAGTAAGCGTTGCGGCGTTGCGCAAGGCGTTTTCCATCTCTAGTGCCCAATGCCCAGGAGGTAGCCCCCATCGCCTCCTGGGCGCCCTTTATCGGAGAAGGTCGATGGCCATTGATACAGAGACGAGAACAGAGCCGGGCGCCGGCGGCGGCGGCTTCATCTCAACGGAAGACCGCGACCGCGATGTGCTTTGGCTTCAAAGCCTTGACTTCACGCATAGGGAAATAGCCCAAGCGCTCGGCATGGCCAAGGCAACAGTAACGCGGGTGCTGGCTAAGGCAAGGAAAGCATCATGAAAACGATTGAATTTAATGAATTTGCCGATGAGGCAGGGGTTTCACACTCCCGCAAGATTCACCCCTATGACGTCGTCGTCGGCAGAAATTTGCGCCACATGCGGGCGCGACTGGGCATCTCCCAAGAGGATCTGGCTGCACGCATGGGGTACAGCTTCCAGCAGTTGCAGAAGCAAGAGAAGGCAGTAAATCGGATTTCAGCCAGCACATTGATACGGTTGGCAGGGCATCTAGGCTGTGATCCCAGCGAACTTCTGCGTGGCGCAGGCGACGGTCAAGAGCCGATGCCGAACCAATTGGAGGAGTTCTCCACCTCCGAAATGAGGCTGATTACAAATTTCCGCGCGCTCAAGAGCAGCAGCGATCGCTTCGCCATTGCGCAAATGATCAAGACCATGGCGACCAACAATGCTGGCTAAGGCAAGGAAACATGATGGCCAAGCCTGAAGATCTCGCCGGCCGGCAGTTCGGCTGGCTCACGGTGAGAGAATTCGCCGGTTCTGACAATCAGAACCATGCCCTCTGGCGCTGCCTTTGCGGCTGTGGCGGCGAAACCATCGTCAGGGCCTACAGCCTTAAACTCGGATCCACGACCTCCTGCGGCTGCAGACGGGCGCTGAGGATGAGGAAGATGCATGAGAAGGCGCGGGTCGGCAGGAAGTCGTCATATCTGAATAAATTCGACGATCTCAACGAGTTTCTCACGTCATGACCCTATTCTCGAAAGCCTTGGCCGCATCTGAGCGCCTTTCAGCATTGCAACTGAAGCAAGCGCTTCGGTTCTGGGGCAACGGTAAAGACACGTTCGACATCGCCGGTTGCCTCGCTGTCCCTGAGCATGTCGTATTCAATTCTCTGCGTGAAGCAAGAGAGAAGATTCGGCTGGCGAAATGAAAAAGCGCCCAAAGCTCCGTGGCATCAGAGTTCCAGGCTTCGTAGAAAGCGCCGATGGAACGAAGATTGTGGAAGACAGGGCCAAGCGGCTTGCTAAGCTAGACGTCAGCGCCAGGATAGCGGCGAAGGCTAACGAAAAGAAGCGCATTAGATTCGGAAAGCTGCCATGAGCGACCGGGACGACAAGATAGTTAAGCTCTACGAGCAAGGACTGCTGCTTCGGGTCATAGGGGAACGCTTTGGCATTCGGCCCAGTCGCGTTGTTACGATTTTACGGAGGCGCGGCTTCGAGCCGAACAGGAAGGCTGAAACGCGCGCTTCTGAGTGAGAGTTCTCCGGGTGGCGCCGGAGCTAACCGTGTCCTCAGGGACACATGTCTATAACCAAAGAGAGATTATCAAATGAAACCTGTTTATGCAAGCGTCTCGGCCACGGTGCTGGCACTTTTCTTAGCCTCGCCGGCCTATGCGGCTGACCTTGGCCGCGGCTCTATCAAGGATGGGACGGATGTCCCTTACCAGGAAAGCAGCGGTCCGATCAGCTGGAATGGCTTCTATGTCGGTGGCCGCGTCGGCTACGGCAAGGATCATCACGATCTGACAGTCAATGAGTATGATGATCCGAAGTGCGCGCCAGGAACCCGCTTCGAGTTCGAAGGCAGCCCCGCAGGGGACTACAAGGACGGCATTAAGAACGCCTGCTTTTACAGCGATTACGCGAACGGTGCGGCCCTCCCGACCCCCACGCCAAAAGATGGCAAGAGCGAATATGCATGCTCCACTACTCCGGGGGCTCTGAAAGTCGTCATCCCGACATTGCCGGCGACTGCGACCACTGCTGAGAAAGATGCGGCTGCCACTACCGTTAACAAACTCTGCGATGAAGGCGCTCAGGACAGTCGTGTCGCCAAGATCGCCAAGACGCTCTTCAATGACACGTTGAGCGACGGCGGAATTTTCGTCGGTGGCACTATCGGCGCAGATCGGCAGTTTGGCCGGATCGTCGGCGGTGTGTTCGCTTATTACGACTTTGGCGACACATCCACTTCTCTCGCACCGCTCGGAGAAGACTTCGCGGCGCACAGCATCGAGAATGACGGTGAGTGGGCGGTAGGCGCACGCGTTGGCTTCCTCGCCAATCAACGTACGCTGCTCTATGTGTCGGCCGCTTACAAGCAGGTCGACCTGAACATCGCTGGCCCTGCCAATGATTTCCTTAGCAGTGGCGAAACGGTGGATGGCGTCGAGGCTGGCGCTGGTTTGGAATATCGTATCAACCAGGAGTTCTCGATCGGCGCTGAGTATACCCATTTCTGGGGCGGCGAATTCGAGGTCGGAAGCGACTGCCACTCCAATGGCTGCGCCGACGGCAATACCAAGGTAACCGACGATTTCAGCCAGGACAAGATCATGCTGATTGGTCGTTATCGTTTCGGCGCCACCGACTAACCCATGCTCACCCAGCGCCAATGGATATGTCTTGGTGCCTTAGTGCTTGCCATCGCTGTTCTATTGGCGCTGGCAAGCCTTGGCTACGCCAACTCGACAATTCTTATTTTGGACTAAAGCCATGCAGCTTGAAAGACGACACTGGGTCTGGATCGGCGCCGCTCTTATAGCGACAGCCCTTCTTGCGATAATGGTTTCTTACGATATAGGCGGCGTGTTTTCGGCGCCCGGGCTTCAGCAGGAATAACGCCATGCTCACCTGGATTAAAATATGGTTCGGCGATTGTTGTGATCGCCTATTCCTAGATGATTATGAGGATCGCCATGGAAGACGACACTGATAAAACCACTGAAACCGACGCGTTGCTCAAGCAATTGATCTCTGACACCGAACTGCATGTTGCAGATGGTCTTATCACCGAGGAAGAAGGTGAGCAAAGGATCGCAGATCTTAAGGCACGGCTGTCTTCTAAGCCGATCTGAATTTGAATTCCTGCAGGGGATGGCAGGACTGCCAGTCGATGGGCTGCGACCGTGCCTGGCTCACGGTCCTTTTAATGGGCTTTCCATCGGGCAACGCTTTCAGGGGCGCTGGCACCTAGATTAGTAGCGGTGCGTTGACGGCTAACTTTGGCGTGGGGGTGCAGTGTGGACGGGATTTCCTGCTCTGCACCTTCCCCCGCGCCAAGCAAAAAGGCCGGCCCCCGCCAGGTCCGACCTTGAAATCTCGCACGTGTGTTCGCCTTCAGTTTACCTCAATTGTGAAGAGGCGACAATGCAGAAATTTGTTCGACGCGCGGTATGGTTTTCAGTATGGGCCGCAACCTACGCAATCATCGTCTGGCTCTGCATGGAGCTAGCCGAGAATCAGCCTGTCATACTGGCCGTACTGCTGCTTTCTGGCATCGTCGCCAGCATTGGTTTGGTCTATGCACGCCAGTCTTTTGCTGCTGGATCCTGGTCCGGTGGCATGTCGGCGCTGCTGGTGACGGCCCTCGCTTTGACCACCTGTGTCATTGGCGAGATCAGCTATTGGTCCGGCACCATCGAGAGCATCCACGAGCAGGTGACGCGGGACAGGTCCATATCCGAAGGCAAATCGCTGGTTCGGCAGCGCCAAGCGGAACGCTACTCTGCTCTGGCAAATGGGCAATCGGCAGAGGCTTTGCAAGCGGGAATGGCTGCGGCGCTGACGAAAACCATCGCCGGCGTCAGCCTGGGAACCCGTACGGCCGGCTGTACCGATACGAGCTCGCCGCACTACAAGAGTTGCACGGCCTACTTCGATCTGAAAGCTCAGTTCGCCGCGGCGAACGAGGCTGCGAAGCTTGAGGGCGTCGTCAGCAACTTCAACACCAGCGTTGAGCCCGTTGGTTTGAAGCGTGACTTCTATCGCGCCGCGGTCTGGCTTCACGATATGACCGGCTGGAAGGTCGAAAGCTGCATCGCTGGCATCGCTGCGATCATCGTCAGCTTGCTGCAGTCGCTTCTGATGCTGTCGCTGTATATCGGCTCAACGCCGGAGCGCCGCCAGGAAGCCGCCAGAGCCACCCTGCAGCCCCGAAGAGAGCCAGGGGCAACACCTGAGCTTAAACGCGCCATGGCCGCTGCTGCGCCTCCTGTGCCTGTCGTAGAATCCAAGGAAGAGAAGCCAGTGCCTTTTCGTTCGCCGGAGGTGGCAAAGGCCGCTCCGCTTCCGGCTGAAGTCGAGCGCCATCTGCCAAATCCCCCTCGCATCGTAGTTAATAACGATCGTGAGGGAAACGACGATTTTCCGGAGAAATACCGTGGAAAAAAGGCAAAAGGTCCAAGCGCCCAAAGCCACGCTAGGCAGTCGGCGTCAGTGCGTAAGTGGCTTGGCATGTGTAACCAGACGGAAAACCATAAGGTTTGCGCCGACAGCGATGCTGTTTGGGATGCCTATTCAGCTTGGCTGAGGGCCACGGGCGAGCATGGCTTTGTCAAACGCAAGCCAATGATTGCGGAACTTGGCAGGGTTTACTTCAAAGGTGGCCAACTTGGTCGCCGGGGGCCGCGTACAGCCAATGGCTCTAAGTTCCCAGGCCTCGTGCCATACCACCCAGCAACGCCATTGAGGGCAACAGCATGAGCACTGAAATCAATCCCATCACTGAAATTTTATCCCGTGCCTGGATCAAGTGCGATCCTAACCGTGGTGGCATGGATCCTGATGCCACTATCGGCCAGTCCTGCACTGGGGGAACTGACACCGAAAGCGTCTGCGAGGATACGCCACTAACCGGCAAGCCGGAATGGCACTGGTTCATTCCGCGCGCTGAAGCGCTGCAGGCGTTCCTGGAAGAGCACGGCTACGAGATCAAGGCCAAAGCATAGTTTGTTGGCTGCTCAATTATTTCCGCCACCGTGCCAATCTCGCCACTGGCCACAATGTGGTGGCTGATGGTACAAACGAAAACTGCAGGGTCCGGCCAAGAACCCTGCAGCCTACTCCAGCTCGGAAAGGAGCTGAATTACAATGACAACTCATAACAACAGCTTGACATCCCCGTCAAGCGATGATGCCGATACGAAAAACGATTTCGACATCCCTGGTGCCGGAAACAAACGCCTAGTGCCACGGGAATTCACACTAGGCGATTTGGTTTCGACATGTGCCATAGAGCCACATGAATTTGGTACGAATGCGGCGGTCGAGGACTTGTCGCTTGACGATGAAATTGTCGCGTCTGCCTTCTGGAGCAAGAAGACGCCGATCGACGCCGACGGGGAAGAAATCATGTGGTCGATAATCGGCCACTGGAGAGCCGGCGACATCGACGCGGAAACCGCGCTGCGGTGGCTAGAGGAGCAGGCCCTGCTCGATCCTGATATGACGATGCTTGGCTTCGCAGCAGCCTGCTTCGCTACACAGCCTCCGCCATCAGATCTCCCTCCAGTTCCACCAGCGCCAGCTATAGCTTTGGAAGTGCCAGAAGAATGGCCGTATTCCAATATGGAGACGTTGGATGTGCTGGCACGGGTGAGAGTGGCATGATGAAGGTTCTCGACCTTTTTAGCGGCATAGGTGGCTTCAGCCTTGGCCTTGAACGCACGGGTGGTTTCGAAACCGTGGCTTTCTGTGAAATCGAACCCTATTGCCAGGCGGTCCTGCGCAAGCATTGGCCAGAGGTGCCTGTCTATGACGACATCAGAGAACTCACAATCGGACGCCTTGTCGCAGATGGAATTGAGCCTGATGTTATCTGCGGAGGCTTTCCCTGCCAAGACGTTAGCGGCGCCGGAAGCCGAGAAGGCATTGAGGGTCAGCGAAGCGGCTTATGGAGCGAGTTTGCCCGCCTCATTGGCGAGCTACGACCACGCTTCGCGATCGTGGAAAACGTCGCAGCTTTGCTTGAACGGGGAATTAGCCGAGTTCTCGGGGACCTGGCCGCGCTCGGGTACGATGCAGAGTGGCATTGTGTTTCCGCTACCGCCGTTGGTCTCCCGCATGTCCGGGATCGGGTCTGGATTGTTTCCTACCCCGCGACATTGCGACGGGACGAAGGGCTCAGGCGCTCGAAAGAATGGCGGAGGCTCCTATGGCCTTGGTCATTTCGTGGCTCGAATTCTTGGTCTGAAGCAGCAAACAACGACAAAGTTCGATCCAGCTTTATCCGAGTTGTTGATGGGCTACCCAATCACGTGGACCGCCTTGGAGGGCTCGGCAACGCCGTCGTCCCGCAGATCCCGGAGCTGATAGGCCGCGCCATTCTATCTGCGCATAAATGTGAGGTGAATTGATGGTTGAGAAACTTATCCGAAGTCGCGCGATCGACGAATGCGCTATGGTCATATCCTCTTTAGCGGATAACGTCCAAGAGCTTAAGCTCTGCATGGGGGAGATGACGGCTCAGGAGATGCGGACGCTGAGGTCAGGTCTTCGCCTGGCGGCGCATAAGGTTCGTCTGCTGAAGCACAAGGAGCCGATTACTCAACCGGATGGTTGAATAAGTTCCGCTTGCCTCCCCGAAGGGAGGAGTGTTAGCATCATCTCGGATTGTTTGTTGTGTTGGTGTCGGCTGAACCAAGAACCTTGGCGGGAGAAGGGTTCAAGCCTCTGAAGCGCTCCGAATTTTACGGTTCGGGGTAACGCCCTTTCCATGTCAGCCGTTCACGAGAACCAACATGCCAAACCACTTTACAGCTCCATTAACCAGCGCGCAACCTATTTTTTCAGGGGCGTTGTGATCGCTATGGCACTTTATGGGGACAATTACGAAGCCGCAGTTGCAGACTACATCAATCAGCGTCGCCAGATCTGGGCATCCAAGGTTCCCGCCGCGGTCAAGGTGATTGCTTTGGCGATCATAGAGCACATGCAGGTGGGCAACCTGTCGGCGCAGCCGTCTAAGGCGCGCCTCATGCGTATGTGCAACATGCCGGAGAGCACATTCGAGCGCTATTATGCGTCGGCAAAGGACCTTTTCGAATATCAGGACAGGACGGGTCGGACAACGGTCTTCTCCGGTAAGATCCTGAATTGCGCGAAAGAACTCGCGCTACTGTGGCCCGTTAAACCCACCCCCAATGTGAGGGGGGGTATCGACCGCACCCACCCCCAAATAGACCGGGGGTCAATACGAACCCCCCCCCATATAGACCCCCCCTCAGAAAACCCCGAACCCCCCCCCAATATGGGGGTCCTAAGAGATGAAGAGAGAGACACACATACGCGGGCGCGTACGAAGGGGGATTTCGTCGATGTGAATTGCACTGCGATTAACGTGCAAGTTGAAGGTCGCCGGATGAGCTACGATTACCAAGCGATATCGCTCTGGGCGTCGATGGGCCTCTGCGCTGAGGATACGGCTAGGCAGATCGTTGAGGCAGAGGCCCGAGGATGGGTCGCGGACGGCAAGGTTCCCGACCAGCCGTCTCGGTGGTTGCAAAGCCAGATTTCGAAGTGGCGAACGCGCAAGGCCATCGCCGAGACTCAGATCGACAATGAGCGCAAGCGCGGTGCGGCGATGCGCAAGACCAAGCAGGCATCAGAAGACGCTTGGCTAGACCGAGAGATAGCCCAAGCCAAGCGCGATGGGCTAATTGCATGACAGCCAACATTGAAGTCGAACAGATCGTTCTTGGCACACTGCTGATCGATCCAGCCAATTCCTATGCAGCCACGCTGCTAAGCGTCGATGATTTTACCGATGCCCATCGGATCATATTCGAAGCCATCGCCATGGCTGTGGCCGAAGGGCGAGCACCGCACCCGCCGACGCTTGGTCCTTCGCTAAAATCGCTGGACATAGGCCCCATGGATGGCTCGCAGTATCTAGGCCGGTTGATGACAGTTGCCGCACCCCACGGGCAATTGCTGGATTATATCCGTTCGCTCAAGGAGTTCACCGGGCGCCGCGTCATGACGCAGCTTGCCATGGACATGGCCAATGTGGCTGGAAGCGTCGAGAAACCACTGGCGGATTTTGTCGCCTATGCGATCAGCCAGCTCGACGGGGTATCTTCCAGCCTACGTTCGCAAAAGCGCACCATGCAGCAGATCGGCGACATGGCCGTGGCGGTGCTGGAAAACCTAAAATCCGGCAAGAAGCCTGAGAGCATCTCAACGGGCTTGCGTGATCTGGATCGCATCGTTGGCGGCTGGCACCGCGGCGAGTTGGCCATCATTGCCGGACGCACCAGCATGGGGAAATCGGCCTTCGCCCTATCCACCATGCGCCTGGCTGGCTTGCGGGGCGCAAACTCGCTGTTTTTCTCGATGGAGATGCAGTCTGAAGCAGTGTCCATGCGCACGTTATCAGACGCGGTTTTCAACCGCCAGACGCCGATCCCCTACAACCGCATGGACGAGCGGCGGGTCAGCGTGCATGAAATCTCACGTCTCGAAAGCGTCGGCGAGGATTTGCTGAACCTGCCCCTGCATGTCGATACGGCGCGCGGCCTGTCCGTTGCCGAGATCGGCGTGCGGTCGCGGCGCAAGCAGGATGAGCTTGAGCGACAGGGCAAGAGGCTTGACCTGATCGTCATAGACCACCTTGGGAAAATCAAGGCTAGCGATCGATACCGTGGCAACAAAGTTCATGAAGTCGGCGAAAAAACCAATGATCTGGCCAACATGGCCGTTGAACTTGACGCTGGCGTCATCGCTTTGACGCAGCTCAATCGGAACGTTGAGGGCCGCGAGGACAAGCGCCCCGGCAATGCTGACATGCGAGATTCCGGCAACATTGAAGAAGACGCCGACATGGTCGCGTTCTTATACCGTCCAGCATATTACCTAGAGCGGACAAAGAACGACGATCCCGAGAAAGAGATGCAGCGAATAAACATGTTGGAAATTAAACGAAACGTGCTGGAAGTGATTGTGTCAAAGAACCGGCGCGGTCCAATATGTACCCAGGACTTCTTTATCGACGTAGCAAACAACGTCGTGAGGGACAGGGTATGACACATCATGACAAACAACAGCGATATCAGGCCTTGGGTTACCATCGGGGAAGCCAGCAATTCGGTATTGGCGAAGTTGCTGGAGCAAATGAAAAACAATGAAAAAACATATAATCGGACAGTTTCGGTTGGCTCTAATGCTTCCGCACAAGGGGAGATTGAAGAGCCACGAAGTGGCGACACGGGATCTCAACTTGCCGAACCGTCAGCCTGACACAGATAATCTTACTGCCCGCGTGAGCGTTGATCTTTCAGAAGCCACATCCGCATGGCGCAAGAGCTACAACGAGCGAAACCCATGAGCGTCAGGATCATCAACGCCGACGTTCTCGACGGTCTTGCTCAGCTTGAAGACGAAAGCGTCCAATGCTGCGTGACGAGCCCGCCGTACTGGCGACTTCGCGATTACGGCGTTGCCGGCCAGATCGGGCTTGAGCCGACGCCAGAGGCATTCGTGGCGAAGATGGTGGATGTTTTCAGGGAAGTGCGCCGCGTCCTCAGCAAGGATGGCACGCTCTGGCTCAACATCGGTGACGGGTACGCAGCGGGGAAGATGGGCCGCGACGATGAGGACGAGGCATCGTTACGGCGTCGTTTCAAGATGTTCGGGACAGGTCGCCCGAAGGCTGGACGGAAGGGCGCGAACGGCCAGCAAAACAAGGTTCCCGTCGGCATGAAGCCCAAGGATCTCGTTGGGATACCTTGGATGCTGGCTTTCGCCCTCCGTGCCGATGGCTGGTATTTGCGCCAGGAAATAATCTGGGCCAAGCCCAATCCGATGCCGGAATCCGTCCGCGACCGCTGCACCAAGGCGCATGAGCATATCTTCCTGCTGACAAAGAGCGAGCGGTACTGGTTCGATGCTGACGCGATCCGAGAGGACTCAGCTCTGAGCACGCTTGAACGCTTCGGTGAGGGCAAAGCACCACGCCAAGCTGGGAAGGCGTATCACAAAGGCCGTCATGAAAGGCTGGCCGATGAATTACTTATTGGACGCAACAAGCGCTCAGTCTGGACGATGGCCACCCAGGCCTATAGCCAAGCCCATTTCGCCACCTTCCCCGAGGAATTGCCAGAGACCTGCATCAAAGCGGGATCCCGGATCGGCGACACCATCCTCGACCCCTTCGTCGGCGCCGGCACGACTGGCCTTGTCGCCGACAAGCTCGGCCGCAATGCGATCCTCATCGAACTAAACCCAGAATATGCCGCCATGGCTGAGAAGCGGATAAGAGGCAGTTGCCCGATGTTTGCCAGCGTTTCTATCGCATCAGCGGGGCGATCGAGTGAAAAGCCCCTTGGCGCTGATGAGCTTCCATTCGAAGGAGCGCCAGCATGAGAAAACTTCGAGAAGCCTGCAATCGCGGCCATGTCTACAACGAGACCGACAGCTACATTGACAATCGCGGTTATCGCAAGTGCAGGCAATGCCGCAGGGACCAGGATCTTAGGGCAAGGGCGAATTCTGTTTATCGCAATCCGACCAAGCCTGAAGAACTTGCGGAGATCGTCGACGGCCGCGACATCAGGACGGAACGGGAAGTTCTCGAAGTCGAGATGATCATTTACAGGTTTTTGGATTTGATCGACCGGGCAACGGAGCGGCAATCCAGACAGAAACGGAAGGAAGCAGCATGAAACTCATCAACAGAACGCCAGAGCATTTGCGTTGCGCCTATGGGACATGCCCAGGAGTTTGGGAGCTGGAAGATGGGAGATTGCTGATCGTGGGGAAGCGGGCAACCCTTGATGAGCACACCAAGGACATGCTTGGTCCGTATGTAGGGAAAATTTCGCTTCAATGGGATGAGCAAGCCATCATTATCGACCGAGCGCTTTTAGGAGATTTGGTTCAATCTTCTTCCCAGCAAGAAATCACAGCGACTTGCCCGCATCATACCAGGGATCGCCTTAAGCGCATTGACGGCAGCGAGATGTGCCAAGTGTGCGGCATGGAGTTGTTCGGTCCATACGTGACTGTACCGGAGGAAGAATCTCCGGTTCAAACTTCTTCCCAGCAAGTTGAAACGTCGAGCGGTCACCTGGGCTCCGGGAACAGTTTTTGCCCAGATTGGGAATTGACAATTGGAGAGACATTAGCCGTCGCGCTCACAATTTCATTGGCGAAGCATATCCCGAACTGGCCCGGCGCTACAGACGAGCAGTTCGCATCTGTAGCAGCCGATCTTCAAGAAGCTTATTCCCCGAGAGCTGCTGCGGCGCATCTCATTCGTAAGGCGGTCTTCGCGGGAGACCTTCGCCGCGCTCGCCAAGTCTGGCAGGATCACATGCCCCAGCAAGGCCAAGCCTTGAGCGGTCACCTGGACTTCAAGGCAAGGGCGCGCGAAATCGTCAACGCCCACGCCTATGGAATGATCGGCGAAGATTTCCTTACGCGCGATCTTCGGGGCTTCATCGCAGCCATCGCCACTGCTCTTCGAGAAGCTCACGAAAAAGGTTTGGTTCAATCTGACCGCTCGCCAGCCACAGAACTGAGCGGTCACCCGGTTGCTGCGGCCAGACGACTGGACAGGGCGCTGTGCAACTTTTGCAATGGTGCCAGCGACTCCTGGTCGCCGACCGAGTGGCGTGATGAGACGAAACGAAATTTCACCGAGCTATGCGCCGCCTACAACGAGGCTCACGCAAGCGGTCTGCTAACACTTTCCCAGCAAGCCGGAGCTGCGGTGACCGCACCGAAATCCCAAGAGGGGTTTGAACCAAAAATCTTCCCCAAAGCATCATCACCTGTAGATGGGCATTAGGAAAATGAGCGCAACCCTGCAAAGTCCGCCGTGGAAGCAAGGCGAGGCCGCATATCTCGCAGGCGCCAAGAGCGCAAGCAATCCCTGGGGTCACATGCATACATCCTGGGCTGCAGCTCAATGGGATTATGGCTGGCAAGCCGCTCGTGATCGAGAAGGCCTTCAGAACGCCTCCACAGCCCCGGAAGACGAGAAGGCTACATTGGTAGCTCCAGACCTCCCTTCGCCCGCGCAGCATAGCTATAAACCACGATTTGAGGCCAGCAAATGACAGAGCGAGATGGCGGAACGGGATCGTCAGATCACTCTGACGATCCCACCGATGTAGCCCCCGTGGGCGAAACTAGTAGACGCGGCGGCTTTGGAAGCCGTTGGACCGGCCCTAGACAAGCCATACGGTCCGTGCGGGTGCAAGTCCTGCAGGGGCCTCTTTTATGTACTAGCACCCGAGTCCTGCGTCAATAACCCGATGAAATGGAGTGGATAGATGAAAAGACGTACGCAATTTCTTCTGGCGATGGTGATCGGGCTTACGCTGTCATGCGTGATCCATGGGTTACTCATGAAGTTTCCTGTTGTAGAGATCTTCACCAGGGTGGCGTTCCTGACCCTTGGCGGCATTATCGGATGGTTCACCCGCGACGCAGTAGAATTACCGATGCGCCAGGATGAGGAAGCAGCATGACAGAGCGGCAATACGTGGAGACAATCCGTAAGGTGGCAGGGGAGTATGTGAAGCTGTTGGACGAAAAGACGGCTCACGATGCGCGGGAAGGAGCGTACTGGGAATGGCATGACTTGAAGCATGAAATCTCCCCGAAGACGGCTATCGCGCTTTGCGATGCATGGCTGACAATGCAGGAAGCAGCAGAATAGAAAAGGCATTTAGATATGGTTCAAGCGACCTCATCACCAGACGACCCGACGCCAAGTGCCACGCACGAGCGGATCAGTACAGACGGAAGCTGCGTGAGGCTTACTTGGTTCGAAAATGGAGATTGCG